GACTAACCTTGATAATACAGTACAAGGCCTGGCAAATGAGATTACCGATAGAACTAATGCTATCAATGCTCTTCGTACAGAATTAAAAACTTACGTAGATGGATTGATTGCCGATAATGGTTCAGATATAACTGCCCTGGAAACTAAGGTAAATAACCATATTGCCAATAAATCTAATCCTCATACAGTTACTAAGGCTCAAGTTGATTTGGGTAATGTTAACAATACATCGGATGCAAATAAGCCAGTATCTACTGCTCAGGCTGCTGCTATTGCCGATGCTAAGGCTGCAGGTACAAAAGCTCAGACTGATTTAAATACTCATGCAAACAGAAAAGACAATCCTCATAATGTAACTAGAGCTCAATTAGGATTGGCTACTACAGACCAAGTAGTATTTGCTAAAACTACTGCAGCTTCTGGTTTCTGGAAGGAATCAGATGGTAGATTAAAATCTCAAGTAGAGAATTTGAACCATACTCTGGACCAAATCTGCAATATACCTACAGTTCATTTCAAGATGAATGGTAAATACCAAGTGGGAACTATTGCTCAGAGCTTAGAGGAAATTGAACCTCTGTTGGTATCAGAGAATACTATACCTGCTTCTCAAGTACCTAACCAATCTAGATTCGAAACTTTCGTCGGAGAAGATGGTCAGGAATATGTAAAAATAAAAGTAGTAGAATATGAAATGCTCAGTGTCATGGCTCTCGAAGGAGTTAAGTTATTGAGAAAAGAATTCGAAGACTTTAAGAAACAATTAAACAATAAGTAATATGGCAGAAATAGCAACTTGGAGTGCTATTCTGAATAAGACCGGCCTTGGTAAGACCTCTAATGAGTGCCCTACCAAGGCTGAGTTGTTAGCACTCAATAATGGTAAGGACTCCAATGTTGACAAGGTTATTGTAATTAGTAATGCTGCTAGCTATGGTAACAATGAATGTGTCAAGTTAGAGGATATCAATGCCGAGCAATGGATTTATACATTCCAGTGGGATCCGAATGGTAATCCTTCTTTTAAGGCTCCAGCTACTGGAGGTACATACCCCTTTGGTTCATATACTTCTAATCGAGTTAAGCAAGTAAACGGTGTTAATACTATTATCTCTCAAAGTTTGGTGAATGATATCACTAAAACTTCGGAAGGTTCTTGGTATACTACAGATTACGACGGTAATAAAGGTAGAATAGTACCCAACAATACATCTACTAATAGTAAATCAATCACTGTAACTTGGACTCAGAAGTATTCAGGTAAAACTATACAGGCAACTTTTACCCAGGCAGCAGGTAGAAAAGTTTATTCTTCATGGAGTTATAACTGTAGAGTAGATAAAACTTCTTTCAGTTACAGTGGAGGTCAATCTAATGTAACTACTAAGAGTGCAAGTAGAACTTATACTTGGAATGGTCAAGGTAGTAGTTATACAGAATCAGAAACTGCTACTGTAAGAGTTTCTAGTCCGGCTTCTATTAGTGGTAATAGTATTTCTATCCCAAGTAATAGTGGTTCTGCTAGAAATTTTACGGTTACTTTCGATTTCCCAACTGCTACAGACCAGACTATCTCAATTTCTCAGGAAGGAGGTCAAGTAACCTATGTAGATCACCTATCTATAGACCCAACTACTAAAAATGTACCTGGAACTGGTTCAGGATTTAGGTTGACAGTAAATGCCAATTATGATAAATATATAAACGGAACTTATGTAGAAAACATTAGAACTACTTATACTTCAGCTGAAGTAGTTGAGGGAACTTCATCTGATATTACCATCTCTGGTAAAACTTCTAGTGGATGTAGTATTAGTGTAGCACCAAACCCTAACTCATCACCTAGAACTTTTAAGATTAAGTTTACTTACGATACGGCAACTCCTGTATATTTAACCATTACACAGAATTCGGCTGAGGTAACTTATCCTAGTAGCGGTATAGTATTTGAACATAGTACTCAACAGAATAGTGGTTATAAAACTAGTACTTTATCCATTGGTACTGTTGAAGGTAAAGGAGGTAATATTTCTTTTTATATAAAAAGCTATAGGTCTAGATATGTTAACGGTTCTTTAAGTTCTACCGAAGCTATTAAACCTACTCTTATTTTGCCATCCGGAGTAACCGAAATTATTACTAATGTGAGTGGTTATTACTTTAAAGTAACTATTACCATACCTGAGCATTCAAAGCCTGCAAGCAGAACTCTTACAATCAGAGCTAATCAACCTAATGGCTTAGATAGAGAGTTAGTACAAACTGTACAACAGAGTGCTTCAACTTATGAGTTTGGTATTAGGGAAAACTCGGGGGATTCTTTGAGTACTTCTCTTACTTATTCTGGTTGGCCATCAAGTCCAGATTCATTATACAATAGACCTGTAAAAGTATATTCTAGGAAGAATGGTAATCAATTCCTTAATTGGGCTTTATCTTCTAATGTGGATTGGATTACTATATCTGGTTCAGGTGAGGGGGCTACATATAAGGTAGCCACTAATAACAGTAGTTCATCTAGAACAGGAATTATTACCTTTATTCAGGGAGAATCCAATAAAACTTGTACTCTGACAATAGTTCAAGAAGCAGGAGATGTCTATGAGTTTTATATTACTGACTCAGATGGTAATGGGCATTACACCGATTTCACATTCTTAGCCCCCCCAAATGGATTTACAAATAAACATGTACTTAATATTATCTCTACTCACAATGGTAGTCCCTTATCTACAGACGATATAGAGGGAGTCTATTTGGGGATACTAGAGAAATCACTCGGCTTGGTAATGACACCAGATACTCAATCCCCCTTCAGGTGGATGGCAAGTATAACTGTAAATAGTGGATATACCGAAAGAAATGGAACAGATACTTATAGACAGAAGGCATCTGGAAAAACAGTAATTTTCAGAGTTCTTCAAGAAGCTAAAGATAATAATTTCAAATTGGAATTAAGTTTAAATATTTCAAATGGTAATGATCAAGATACGTGGGGATTATTTGATACAGCTAATATGCCTCATAATTCTGACTCTATGTATGATATGAGCTTAATATGTGAAGGTATTATAGTAGACTCAGTAGAAGGTAAAATAACTGTGAATTCTCTTCAAAGTACTACTAAGGATAGAGGGATTGGAGATAATGTTTATGTATGGGCCTATAATTCTGTAAGAGGTTTATGGTTATCAATTGGTAACTTTAGGATTGAAGAGGGGAATAATACCCATCATTGGGATGTTTCTTGGCCCACTTAGACAATTTAATCCTAAACACAACACTAGTACATTTATTGATAGATAAATTTAATTATTAACTTTAAAACTAAATCATTATGGAAGTTAAATCTGGTGAAGGTACTGTAGTGGTTGCGGATCATAATCGTTATAGTGATGAATGTTGTAATAATCGAGTAGTTGATGCTCAAAGAGATCAGAACATCATTAACTCAGTAGTACAGGCTTTAGGTAATAAAACTGCATAATTTCTATTAAAGTTGATTAGGGAAAAGGGAGGTACCTGTAGTGGGTATTTCCCTTTTTTCGTTTTAATCTAGTAAGAAATATGGAAGAAGATAATAAACTACAAACCTTTACTCTCCAAATGCAACTACCAGCTCCTAATTTAGAGGTAGCAAAGAGAGTAGCTGATGAAGCACAAAGACTGATAGATATCTATGGATACTATAACTTCTTGAACCTAGTAGAATTTATGAAACAGAATCCCAGTATGGTTCAAATGGGATTAAGTCTAATCAATAAAAATAATGCAGTATGGAAGAAATGAAATTCAAATCCTTACAAAGAGGAGATTCAGTTTTTACTCTAGAAAGAGATAGAAGATCAATGTACCCGATCTTTGACCGAGCTAAAGTAGTAAAGGTGGGAGAAAGTAAACCCAGAGCTAATGAAAATGGCGATGGCTTTTCTAATCTTATAGAGATCGTTCTTCAAGATTCCATTGGTACAGTAACAGTATACTTACCTTCAGATGGAAATGAAGGTATTTATAACAATGTGTACTACACTCTAATCGGAAGTAATATTATAAACGAAGTATCATTGCAAAGATCACAGGCTCTCGGAATTATTAATAATGTGGGTAAATATGAGAACATAGTAAAGGAATGTGATAATATCCTTGCTATGTTCGAAAACAAAGAGCCAACTAATGGTAGTCAATTCAATGAAGAATTTGCTTCATTCAGGAAGGATGTAGTATCAGTATTACAATCACAACAGCAAGCCATAAACCTTATGATGGATTCACTTGGCTTGAATAAACCGAAGGAAAATCCAGATGGCAAGTAAGTCAGTAAACATAACTATAAGTACTCCCTTGGGAGACTTACAGATATATACTGACCCAAAAGAACAGGCTAGAGCTGAGAAGTTGATTGCCGAAACCCCATCTATTATGAAGAATGCCTATGATAGAGCTACTGAGAAATTCGGCAATCAACTTCTCAGACTTGTGAAAAAATGCCTAAGAACGGGTACTCCTCCAAGAGGAACTCATTGGGATCCTCACTCGGCTAATACTATTAAACGATACGGAGAGCATACCCTTTTGAATTATACGGGTCAGTATTTGAGATCAGTACAAATAGTAAAACAGAAGAATAGAACTTACGTAGGTATACCTACTAATCTTAAGAAAACCAGAAAGGGTGATAGGACTAGTAAAAGAACTTTGAACCAAGTAGCTATCATGTTGGAATATGGTTCTAGAGGTGGTAATTTACCTCCAAGACCATTATGGAAACCCGCATTCGAACAAGTAGGTGGTAAGAAGGTTCTGAAGGAAACCCTAGTAAGAGAACTTCGTAAAGAAATAAGGAGATATAGAAAATAATGGGATTCACTATAAGCAAGAATCAAGGTTCAGGTAGGACTGTTATAACGGTAACACCAGAAGAAAAGAATGCTACGGACAAAGATATAGTTCAGATCTTAACAGTAGAAGCTGTAGATGGGTCAACTAAAGAAGTAAAGCTTATCCACAAGAAAGGGGAAGTCAATTATGAATACACTTTCAGAGTTTCACCCACTGAATTATACTTTGAGCCTACAGGAGAAAGTAAAGAGGTTACTATTGTATCTACTAAACAAATGGTAATCAATGGAAAGAAAGTTGGTGATCCAGTTAATGTAAATTATACTAGGGAAAACTTGGGAGATGTATCTGGCTCTGGTACTACTCTTATCATGAGCTTAAATGATAATATGTATAATGAACGAGTAGGTCAAGTAATATTTACTCAAGGAGAGTCTGGTAAAACTATAAGTGTAACTTGTAAACAAGGTAAAAAAGAAACTTCGGGAGATATAGGTATAATCAAACTATGGTCAGGCCCCGGAGTTCCAGAGAACTATGTACTCTGTAATGGAGGTCAGGTAAGTATAGCTGAATATCCCGAATTATATAAGGCCATTGGTGAGAAATATAATACTTCTTCTACTAGGGCAGGTTATATAAGTGTTCCTGATTTAAGTGGTAGGTTCGTAGTTGGAGTAGATTCTAGTGACCCAGATTACAGTAGTATTGGTAATACTGGAGGAGAAAAAGAACATAGGCTAACCGTGGAAGAAATGCCAAGCCATACCCATTCATACAATAAGATTCGTATAGAAACTCACAAATGGGGAGATAATGCAAACAACCGACCACACCCATTTTATGATTCGGGGGCTCAAACTGGTCCAACTGGTGGTAATCAACCTCATGAGAATAGACCACCATACTACGTATTGGCTTATGTTATGAAAGTAAGATAGGAGGTAATTATGGTAAATTCACAAGAGATAGTAGAGAGAACCTTCTATATATGCTTATTGAATGTTCTCTTAGAAAAGAAGATGGGACTTAACCCCGAAGATTATCTACCTTTATCACAAGAGAATGAAAAGAGATTCCAAGAAGATAAGGAAGCAATAGATAAGTTCATTTACTTATTCGGTATAGGTAATAACCAGGTAAGAGGTCCTAAAACATGTCCTAGGATAACTATAGAAAGCACGGCTTATTATCCTGGAGATATTGGAGTAGAGAAATATATCATTGGAGATAGATTAGATGTGGGTAATTACCAAATGTCTGAGTTCCCTTACGAAACCAAAGATATCACTATTGATATTCATTTGGTAGCAACTACTCAGAATGATATGAGATTACTACATTCTATTCTTCATGAAGCATTACCTACTCGAGGCTATATAAGACCTTACTTCAATGATTTAGAAGAATGGGATAAAGGTAGGATAGCTCCTACTGGGAATCTGTTTATAGAGATTGGTAATTTCTATGACCATCCCGATGAATCCCAGGGATTATTGGAAAAGGTATACCAATATGTATGTAAAGATGGTATTATACCAGAAAAACTGGTAGAAATGGGGGATCTAATACCTATAAAAGATATAAGTCTTTTACTAGGACCAGAATACCAAAAGGACGAGGAGATGATAAATCTCAATATACATGTTTAACTCAAAAATTTATTAAAATGAAAAAGTTAGTGTTTATGCTGATGGCACTCATGGCTTTTATTTTGCCAGTGTCATTGTTTGCTGCAGAAGTTGAACCTTCAGCTGGTTCAGAGTTCGTAATTGATTTGGGTACCTTTACAGGTATAGTAACTTTGGTATCATCTTTGGTTACTCAGATACTAAAGGTAATCCCAGCTATCAAAAACAACAAACTTGCTAAGATTGGTATATCTGCCTTAGTAGGTATTCTTGTATGTCTTATAGCTTGGGGATTACAACTTACACCATTATTGGAAAACTATCCTTTCTACCAGGTATTAATTTATGGATTAGCTGCTGGTTTATCAGGATGTGGTTTCTATGATGTGATTAAGGCTATCGGAGGTTTATTTAAGAATAAAGAGGATTAATTTTCTAATAATACCAGTAAGGTAACGATACTTACTGGTATTAATTAAATTAATGTATAACCTATAAAACACAAGGATATGTCAAAATCACCAAGCGTTGTTTTTAAATTCGAGAACAACAATGTTCAACAGACTACTCCTCTTTTAGGAGTATCATGTTTCTTGGCTAGAACTGAAAAAGGTCCCTATGATGATCCTTCAGAATTAATCACTTCTTTCTCTCAATTCCAAAGAATATTTGGTAAAGAGATTGTACCTGATGGTTCTGTATCTAACATAGAGAAAGCTTTAGTAGGAGGTTCTAAGCTAAGAATTATTCGTGTATTGGGAGCAGGTGCTAAAAAGGGTACCATTACTAAAGCAGAAGACTCTAGAGTATTAGAAGAAGATGAGATTGAATTAGCTTCTGCTATACCTGGAGAAGTTCAAGCTTCTGAAGTAATGAAATTTACTTCTGGAGGTATTAATGTAAGCTTTGGTTTGGTAACTAAAGGTTATGGTGATCCCATTGGTTCTGGAGAATCCTTCAAAGTTGGTTTCTCTAAATCAGTGAATACCATTTTCTATAACATATATGATGCCAATGGTTCTATCTTGGAATCAGGTCCGGTAATTACTTATAAAACTAAGGATGCTCAGAATAAAACTTCTGTAGATTACCTGGCTTTAAGCAACTTTGCTAGTAATTCTGCATACCTGGAACCTAAGATGGTAACCACTACCGATAAGATTAAGTCTTTCGAAAACCTGGTAGCTTGGCTTCAGACTTCAATTGACCAAACTGAGAACCCACTAACTATCCAAGTTGGAGGTAAAGAAGCCACTAGTACTGAGACTATGTTCAATGGTACACTGGGTACTGCTGGTGCTGACCCTACTGCAGATGAATGGATTGCTTCTTTGGATTTGGTAAAGGATTATACGGATGTTTATCAGTTAGCTTGTTCTCATATTCATCAACATCTGAAAACAGATCAAGATGTTTTAAAAGTACATAAGGCTGCTAAAGATATGTGTGCTGAATTGCAAGAATATACCTATTACATCGAAGTACCTAAATATACTACCCATTATTCTGAGGGAACTCAGCCTAGAAATAAGCAGAGCATTATCACTTGGATTAATAACTGTTTGGGTAGTATCGGTAACTCTAGGTATGCGGCCTATTTTGCAGGTGGTATCAAGTACTACAATGAATTCGGGTTACTTACTAATTCAGATGTATTGGGTACTATCTTCGGTTTGGGTGATACTTCTGCTTCTAACTATGGACCTTGGAAGTCATTTGCCGGTATGAATCGTGGAGTAATCTATGATGGTCAGGGCCCAGTAAGTCCTAACTATGGTAGTGATTCTCGTTACAATGAACTAAACGAATTGGCTCAGATGTATGCCAACATGATTGTAATCAAAGATACTCCGTCTTCTGGTAAACAAACCATGTTATGGCATTGCTTCTCTTCTCAAGTAAAACAAGATTCAGAAAGATTCCTTTCAATTGTAAGGTTGAATTTGTACTTGAAGAAGACTCTTCGTCCTATATTGAATAAGTATTTGGAAGAGCCCAATATCTGGGGTACTTGGAAGAATATTTATCTTGAGGTAAAACCAATCCTAGATAATCTGGTAGATGAAAATGCTATGTCAGAGTACACATGGATGGGCGACCAGGATGCTGGTTCTTATTCAGAACTCTCTGTAAATAATGAAGCTGATGTCCGTCAGGGTAAGTATAAAGTAATCCTGAAGTACAAAGATATTGTTCCTATGCAAGAAATTACAATTAACATTGTAATCGATGCAGCTTCTAATTCAGTTAACATTTCAGAAAACGAATAACATTAAAATCATAAAATATGGGAGCAAAAGTAAAGAATCCTAGAAAGAAATTCCTATGGAGCATCTCTTTCCCAAAACATCCTATCAATACGTATCTATTCCAGACTTGCCAACTTCCGGATATTGAGATTGACCAGGTTGCTCATGGAGATGTAAACAGGGATGTAAAAACTGCTGGTAGAGTTACCGTAGGTAATCTGGTAGTAGAGAAACTTTTAACTACTGCTGGTTCAGATACCTGGCTTCAAGATTGGTTATATTCTTGCCAAGATATGATAGCTGGAGGTGGGTTAGTTCCTAGTGAATATTGGGAAACTGCCATTGTAAATGAACTTGCAGAAGATGGAGTATCTGTCCTAAATACTTGGCTGCTTGAAGAAGTTTGGCCTTGTAAAGTAACTGGCCTTGACTTAGATCGTATGGCTTCAGAAAACACAATAGAAAATATAGAATTTTCTGTCGGTACTTGCGATAAGTATTAACTCTCTTAGTCATTTTCTTACTAGAGTTTTAGGTGGAGGGGTGGGATTCCTAGATAAGGAGTTTCACCCCTTTCTTGTTGATACTTACCGCTACTATGAAATTATGAACTTTTAAAAATTAGATAAAATGGATATGACACTAAGAACCTTAGTATTCACTGCTCCTTCTGGTAGACTTTTTGAAATCAGAGAGCAGAATGGTGAAGATGAAGAAATTATCACCAACCCGGTAGATTCAAAGAATCTTATGAATCTTACCAAATATATTTCAGCAATAGTAGTTAAAACGAATGCTACTAAGTCAGGTAGATTAACCATAGAGGATGCTCTTAAGTTACCTTTGCTGGATAGATACTGTATCCTATTTAATTCTCGAATCTTCTCTTTGGGAGAGGAAGTAGAATTTACTTATAAATGGGATAACAAGGATTCTGTAACTTACTCTCAGGACTTGAGAGAATTTCTTTTCGATTATGCAGTACTTCCTACAGAACAAGAAATGGAAGAAAAACCCAATGCCATTCCTTACTACCCGGGAAGAAAAGGAGAAGATGGATTTACTCTTATGCAATATACAGAGGAATTGAACTCAGGTAAGGTAATCCAATTTGAATTGATGGATGGAGAAAAAGAGTCTCAGATGGTTCAGCTTTCACCAAGTAAACTTACTCGACACTCTACTCTTCTTCTTCGTAACCTTAAGTTAAAGGTGGATGATAAATTTGAGAAAGTAGAAAACTTCTCTCTATTCTCATCAAGGGATATGGCAGAAATTCATCGGTTGGTAAATACAGTAGACCCGATCTTCCATGGATATACTCAAATCGAAAATCCAGAAACTGGGAACATGATGGATTACCCAATTATGGCTGCTCCTGATTTTTTCTACTTGACGGGAGATATAATTTAGAGGAAGATTACATATACATTACTCGGGCTGAGATAGTCTTAGACTATCTCACCTTTTTGTGTCTACCCGTTCGTAAAAGAAAGAAATTCCTACTCATAGCTGAGAATTATTATAAACAAATGAAGAAGAAAATGTCAACATGATAGGAGATACAAAAAGTTTAGTAGAAGTCGGGGTATCAATGGTACTCCGAGATAAGTTTAGCTCTGAAACCGGTAAAATTTCACAATCATTCAACAATATGATGAATGATATGAATGATTGGAACAGGGCTATTCAGATGAGTGCAGGTAATGCTGTACAAAACAGTATGAAATTCCTTGGAGGTATGGCAGAAGCTTATCAGTATTCTGCTAAGGTCCAAGATACTATATTCATGGCCTCAAAGATTGCAGGAGCTACAGCTGAGCAACAAACTGAAATGATGCAATTAGCTCAAGCAGTCAATGCAGTTACTCCCTTGACTGCTGCAGATATTGCTTCCGGTCAAAGATATTTAGCAATGGCAGGTAATACAGTAGAACAGATAAAAGATATGACTGGGCCTGCTGCTAAGTTAGCATCTATCCTTGGTCAACCCTTTGGAGGTAAAGGAGGTGTAGCTGACTTGATGACTAATATCATGTCAATGTATGTTATACCTTCTCAACAAGCTACTAAGGTTACCGATGATTTATATACTGCTGTAACTAATGCTAATATGTCTCTTACCGATTTGGCTCAAGCTATTACTTATGCTGGAGCTGATATGGCTAATGCAGGCTATGACTTAAGACAGACTGCTGCAGCTATCGGTGTATTGGGAGATATGGGTATTCAGGGTTCATCAGCCGGTACTGCATTAGCAAATATGATTCGTTATTTGCAACTTTCTTTAGCCGACCAGAAAAAGGACGGGTTTAGTGCATTAACTAGCTTAGGTTTAAGTCCACAAGATTTCTTTGATGCTGAAGGTAATCTTATTCGATTAGATAAGGTATATCGTAAGTTTGGAGAAGCTCTTATGAATAAACCGCTTCTGGAAAGAACTAAAGCTTTCTATAATATCTTCGGAGTTCGAGGTACTCGTGATATCTCTAATCAGATTCGAAACATGATGGAGGGTTCTGATAAGATGACTAAGATCTTAGAACAATATGATAAGAACTCCGGCATAGTAGAACAGGTTACTGAGGAAAGATTAAAGACTCCACAGGGTATCATTGAAGCTTTCAAATCTAACTTTGAAAACTTAGTAGTAAATATAGGATCAACTTTAGCCGACGTCTTTAACCCTATATTAACCGTATTTACCAAGATATCTCAATGGGTACAAGGAATCGCTGGTACTATAGGAGGTCAGATAGTAGTTAAAGCATTAGCTTGGGGTTCAATTACGGCTTTAGTAGTAAATGGCTATAGGTATCTAGCTGCTACTGGTAGAATGCTTTCTACTTATATGCAACAAACTAATACCCAATCTCAGGCTACAGCAAGTGGAGTTAGTAAGTCTGCAGCTGCAGCTGCAGTATTGGAGACCCGATTAATACATATCACTCAGATTATGAGGGAACAGTATTACCTTCAAAAGGCAATGGCATTCGGTTGGACTGCTGGACCTAGAGGAGGTTGGTATGGGCCAGATGGTAAACGTATTAGGAAGTTTGGAATACCTGGACCAATATTGGGAGGTCTTGGAGGAGGTACTACTAAACCACCTACTCCCCCTGCCGGACCAGCAGTAGCTAGGTTAGGTATGAAAGGTCTATTCGGTAGATTGGCTGGATTCTTGGGAGGTCCTTGGGGAATGGCTATTGGTATAGCATTACCTCTTGTAGCGGATTATTTACCTAGGTTAATAGATTCCTTAAATAAGAATACCGATTCTAATTTATCAAAGGAAACTCTAACTAGTGATGAATATTTAACCGAGAAAATGGCAAGAGCTATCAGGGCAGCTTTACTGAATGATAAACCAAATGGTACTGTTAACATTACTATTGATGGAGCTCCTGTTGGTTCTGTAGCTCCAGGTGAAACTTTAGGAGTTAATTATGCTACTCAAATTGGATTAATACCTTAAATTATGGCAAGAATATTAGGAAAACTAGCAGGTAAGGTTGTTAAGAAATATAATAATCTTACCCAAGATACTGCTGGAGTACTTACCGGTCCCATAAATAAATTATGGAGAGCTAAGATACACCTTAACCGATTAACTTCGGGTTTACCTAAGGATACTGCTCCCCGAGGTAAACTGTTTAATCCTAATGGGGCTTTGGGAGAAAGGGAAAGATCTTCCAAGAATCCATTACTCAACAGTTCTCTTCAAAGTATTAGGAGACTACAACTTCAGCATGGGAATATTAAGATTGACCGAGATGATCCTGCTCAAGGTAGGACTGTAGTAGAAAACAATAAACTTTATGGAGTAAGCCAAGATGTAAGAAAACTGAATCAGGTAATCATATATAATACTAATGTTAGCCCATACCAATATATTGTTTTACAGAATAGACCTCTGAGCTTTGACTTTAGAGGAGAAACAACTTGGGCTACCATCAAATCTATGGGTAGAAATACTCCTATGTATCATTATACGGGTTCAGAAGATATTGTACAATTCAATGTATCTTGGTACTGTGATGATCCGGATAACCCTGCTGAAGTATTAACTAAATGTAGGTTATTAGAATCCTGGAGTAAATCTAATGCTTATCAAGCAGCTCCCCCAATCTTACAGATTCAGTGGGGAAATTCTGATACTTTTGAAGGTCATTATTATATACTTACTTCTGCTACATATTCTCTTTCTAATTTTAGAAATGCTTCTAGACAACGTATGAAAGGTTCAGTAGATATAAGAGAAGACCTAAATCTGTATCCTGCTACTGCTACTCAAGAATTAATATTCAAACGAGTAAGCTCATATAGTTTATCTTATGAGGATATTGTTAAAAGTAAAGCTGCAGAAAAGACTGTGGGTATTTTTACAACCGATAAAATCAAGTAACCATGGATATAACTTCTTATTTAGTTGGAGCAAGTCCATACGATAATGGATTTACTCTGAATTATGGAGATGGAGATTATTCTTTAGAATCCTACCCATTACTTATACCCTCTTCTCCCAATGACTTTCAGCATACCCTGAAAGAGGGTGAAACTTTACAGAATATCGCTTATAGGTATTATGGAGATTCTGGTAAATGGTATATTATTGCTGAGTATAATAACATAATAAATCCGTTCACTGAATTAAAAGGTGGAATGGTATTAATGATACCGGCTTATGGAAGTTAAAGCAAATAATCCCATATTATATAAAGGCACAGGTACTCCTTACCTAGCCATTTTTGATAATCAAGGTATACCAGTTATGAACCCTCTTACTGGTATACCTTTAGGAGCGTATATAAGTAGCTGGTCATATGTATATGATGAAGAAAAAGAAAACTTAGCTACAATAACTATTGATACTGGTAATCCAGATACCGTAGATGTAGAAGCTTTACAGGAAAATCGAGATATCTTTTTACAGTGGGGATATATTTTTAGTGATGGCACCTTTGTATCAAGCCCCGCTATAAATATCAAAGTAAGGGATTTCGATTGTATCTTTGATTCTACAGGTACCCATATAACTATCAAATGTATTGATGGCACGAATCATCTTAGGTTTATGCCCCCTCATAAACCTACTGAGGATACCGATGATAGTATGGTTAAATTCTTGGATTCAGGATGCGGATTAAATGTTGGAGTAATAATAGAAAGGTTTGAGTAATGGCAAATATAATAAGTAATCAAGCTTATCAAGCTATACAGGTACCCACAGAAGTTACTCCTGAAGTACAGGGTACCATTCTATATGCCAATCAGTTTAGTGGCATAGGTCAAGTAGGTATGCCAGACGATTTAGCTGAAGTACTTAATTCTAACTTAGGTACAATAGGTAACAATGTTCTAGTTCAACTAGAAGCTAAGATGGCTGCCTATGGTAATGGGCCTTGGTATGTGGATAGTAGAGATGGAGTAATTTACATACATAATCGTAAGTTTCAACAACCTCCTCATCATACCTATATATTCCAAGCTGAAAACGGAGAGGTATTAAGAGTATCCTTTACTACTCAGAGGTCTACTAAGCAGAAGATGATGCAGTTGGGTAATACCATAAAACCAGAAGATAAGCAAATGCAAATCCAGGTAAGTTATATAGATGATCAACAGAATGAGATTCTACATGACCCACTACAGTTAGATGCCCTATCTACAGTAGACGTACAAAGTCCTGGATTATTCCATAGATCACCTGAAGTTTTAAAACCTAATGTTGATAGTAAAGTAGAGAAATGGAAAGAAGACAGATTGAAATCCTTAGATGAAGAATTGGCTTCTAAAAAACAAGCTCAAAGACTAAAGACTGAATCTGCTAAGAAAGAATATGATGCTAAGGGTACTGGTTATTTAGATGCAGGTGGTGGATTAGAGTCTATGTCCGATACAGAATTAAGGGATGCTACTTCTCAAATGCTAGAGGAAGCTTATACTAAAGGAGAACTAACTAATATAAAATCTTCTATTGATGCACTAGTAGCGGGAGGAATGGACCTTACTTCTGCAATGAAACAAGTATACCAGGGTTTAAATTTCGTATTCAAAAATAAATACACTGAGGTATGGACTGAAGTTTGGGAAGACCCTCGTTCGTATTCTTCTGGAGAATTAAAGTCTTCTAGTCGTGTGAATAGTATGACTGAACTAAATGCCGAGAAAAGGAAAACTCAGGAGGGATTAGCTAAAATGCAAGAAGACCCAAATATCATTGTCTATCCCTTAACTCTTCATGAAGAATCCTATTATCCTCAAACTTATAATCCAGTCCAAGCTGGTAGAGGTCCTGGAGATAATCATGGGTACTATCGAAGCCGAGTAAAGGTATTCAAAAAGGTAAAACAGCTTTTGAAAGTACCTGCTTGGAAAACCCTTACTAACTTATATGATAGAACTGGAGGAGTAGGTAATAGAGAAAGAGCAATGAGGATAAATGCTAATGGAGGTTTAAAGATAACCGAGAAAAAGCTGGTCTGCCAAATGCAAGTAGTAGGAAGACCTTCATTAAAAACCTCCATGGTACTTCAGCTTTTGAACGTTGGTAAAAGGTGGTCAGGGTATTGGTATATAAAGAAATGTACTCATAGAATGGATGCTGGTACAGGATATATTACTGACTTAGAATTAGTTAGGAATAATGGAACCGCTGGTTTTCAAGTGGCTGCAGGTAATATTAATACTCAAGATGTGGTATCTAATAATGCCAGAAGTCAAGGAACTACTGATGTAGGTAAAAATAAAGCTGGAGATGCTCATTCTTCTGATTTTACCATAAATGCTACTAAGGCAGAATATGAAGCCTTCAAAGCCTTGGATGGTAATACCGAAGAACAAAGAAAGTTTGTTCAAGATATGGTTATCTATAGGGAACAGAATGCTAATACTCCTACCAAAGGTAATGATGGCATCATAGAAGTAGAAAGAACTGTATACCAATCTACAGGTAAAGATGGAGAAGACGTAGTTACCATTACTAATGTTAAACGTAAAAAGGTAGAAGCTACCAAAGATGTATATCGAAAGTATAATTTCAATATAGATTACATTATTAAACAGATGAACCAAGACTTTTCTAAAACCGAATGATATGGCTTATGAATCAGCAAAAACAATAACTGAACAAGGATTAGAATCCTTGGGAAGATACTATTCAGTGTACAGGGCCATGGTAGTTAATAACACAGACCCAGATCATATGAATCGTATAAAAGTGGCTATACCAGAGGTAATGGGAGGAATAGTACTCTGGGCTTATTCAAAGGGTCAACATGGATCTACTGGGTCTGGTTTTAAAATGATGGCTCCTAAGAATGGTGATATAGTATATATTACCTTTGAATATGGAGATCCTAGTAAACCTCTATGGGAATATCATGGTTGGGCTCAAAACCAAATACCCGATATCCTGGATGATCCTGATACTATGGGTATAGTTACACCTAATGGGAATAGAATCTGGTTAAATGATAAAGATGGATCACTCAAGATGTACTTATATGGGTCTGCTACTATCTATGCTGAAGGCCCAGTAAGTATAAATTCTAAAGCTCAAGCCTATGTGAATGCCTCAAAGGTTATAGTGAACCAAGGTAATAATGATGGTATAATCAATATCAATGAATTAACCCAGAAACTAAACCAATTAGTTTCAGAGATAGAATCATTAAAAGCTCAATATAATTCTCATACCCACTCTGGTATTCAATCGGGACCTGCAGTTAGTGGACCTGTTATTACTCCAGTCACGAAACCATTTTCTACTTTTAATAAAACAGATTATGAGGATTCTAAATTTGTACATTAATGGCAAATAACTTATACACTAATATTATCGGTATTGGTCCTTTGTTTCCAATACGGATTACTGAGAATGAAAAGGGAGAGAAAGGTTGGTATCCAGTAAATGGAGATATTGAACTTGTTCATAATAACCTATCTGCTCTCCTTTGGTATGATATAGGTCAAAGATTCAGGCAAGAAGATTTTGGTACTAGGCTATGGGAATGTATAGAAGAACCTAATACTCAGGCTTTAGCTTTCTTGGTAAAGGATTTCTTAAAGAAAGCTATCTCTACCTATGAAACTAGGATTACTTTTAAAAGTCTGAATATGAGGTTAGAGGGTACCAAACTTTTCATTGAGATGAATTATGTAATTAATCAAACTGGTAGCCAACAGGTATTGGGTATTAGTTATGATAGGTCTGAAAATATTTTAAAACCTTACTAATATGATAACGAATAAATGGCTAAACCCTTATCAGAGATCCTTTCAACAGATTAAAGCTAAGCTGATCGAATCTCTTACTACTATCAAGGATAAGAATGGTCAGATTCTTATCACGGATTATTCCGAGGGTAATATTCTGATAATTATCCTGTCTTTGTTTGCAGCTATTGCTGAAGTACTTCATTATTACATTGATAACGTGGGTAGGGAATCTTTCTTATCTACGGCTCGGCGTTATGATAGTGTAGTAAAGCATGGCTTATTGGTAGACTATCACCCAAGAGGAGCAGTAGCTGCTTCAGTAGATGTAATCCTAACTCGTGATCTTACAGGTAGTAATATTGCTTCTAGGTTGACTATCCCAAAAGAAACTCTCTTTACAGATGTTAATGGTAACTCCTGGCTTTCTGCTAGAGACGTAACTTGGTATGCTAATGTTACTACTTGTAAAATACCTCTGATTCAACATGAGAAATATAATCAGTCTGGATTGTCGGGATTAGTAATACCTTCCGAAGGTAGACCCGAAATCACAATAGGTAAATTACCTGATGGTAAATATTATGAGCATGGTACAATGCAATTATCCATTGATGGAACTACTTGGACTTTAGTAGATACCTTTGCTTATTCTAAACCTTCAGATAAACATTTTATGGTAACTGTCAATGCTAGCCAAGTTGCCGTAATAGTATTTGGAGATGGTACCTTTGGTTCTATACCTTCTGCAGGTCAAAAGGTAACATCAGCAAGCTTCTATATCACCACGGGTATTCAAGGTAATGTACCAGCTGGTTCTATTGTACAAACTCCCGCCATAGTAAAAGCTTCTATATCTGAGGCTACCACTAGTAATCAATATGCTGCAGGAGGAGGTTCTAGTTATGAGAACTTTGGTATGTTAAAAGAACATATACCCTTGAGTGTTAAAACTCTTGGAGTAGCTGTAAGCAAACAGGACTTCGTAGATTTAGCTATGCTAATAGATGGAGTAAATAAAGCTGCCGTAGATTATGAATGTGGAAGAAAGCTTACAGTATATATCAGTGCTGATAATGGGGGAGTAGCTGATTCTGCTATGATAAACAAGGTTTATACCCAACTATCACAGAGAGCCCCCTTAACTACTTGGCTTCAAGTTAAATCTGCAGGATTAGTAGATATAACCTTAGAGATAGAAGTAACCGGTAAGAAATCTTATAAGACCAACGAAATCCAAGCTCAAGTTCTGAATGCCTTATACAATGCTTATTCTATTGAGAACTCCGAGATTGGGGGCAAAGTAAGAATCTCAGATATTTATGCTTTGATTGATAACCTATCTACGGTAGATTACTTACATATCAAGAAATTCTATATTAAACCTTGGCCTGTTACCATATATGGTAACAAGGAATTACTTCTTGGTCAGTTTAAATTAGAGAAAGCTAATGGGTCCATGACCTATTTTATAAACTTTACTGGAAGCAATTCATACACTGTAAAAGCTTCAAGTGGAGGATTCCAAACTACTGGCTCTGTAGGTAGTACTATAAACATCACTGATAAAAATAATGGTATCACTTTCTCTTTGGACATACAAGCAAATGGCTATCAACAGGGATATCGTTATTCTATTACTATCTCAGAACCTAATATGGATTATGAAGATCCTGGATATAACTTACCTGTATTCCAGAAATCTTCTCAATTAACTTTAACTGTTCACGAAACTGTTTAATATGATAGACCTTAAGAAACTTATAGATTTCCTACCTTTTGAATATAAAGACCAAGACACTTATAAGGTAGATGGAAAGGGTATCTTAGAAAGGTTCCTAGAAATTTGTGGAAGTTATTTTCAAGATAATATATCCGCAGATATTGAGAGTTTACTAGGAATAACTGACTTTGATACCTGCCCAGAGATTTATTTGAATTACCTTTGGGAAAGCTTTGGGCAATTACCTTTTGCAAGGTGGAATAATATTGATGAAGGGGCTTTTAAAACTTATTATAATGGTCTGTTAAGTGAAGCTGAATTAAATAGCCTTAAGTCTAAATGGATTTTACCTAAGAAAGGGGCTTTAGCTTTAACTACTAAACAGATAAGAGATTTACTCAAGTATTCTATATCTCTGATAAAGATACGAGGTACTTCTCAGTTCTTTGAAATATTATTCCGAATGTATGGGTTAAACTGTACCATTGATGACCCCGCTAAATCAGGTTATGATGGTTGGTTAAAAACACATCCTTACTTTGACCAAGATCAGTATTATGATAAATCTAACTTTGATAACATTTACGGTTGTAGTCAATGTATCAATGTAACCTTCCATATAACTGGACATGGCTATTCAAATAACTCGGGAGAATTTATAGAGTTCAGAAAAGCTATAGAAAATATAATCGATAGATTTAAGCCTTATCATGTAGGAGCTACTATTGATTATGGTTTTAATATAAATGATAATTATCTGATAACAGCCGATTTTGTAGACCCAAATATAAACACTATTCAGCCTGGGTATATAACCTCTGTACCTATTAAGGTTACAGTCTCTAGTAATTATCAAAATGCCAACTTAAGGTATCAGGTATCTGGAGATGGTAATACTTGGGGTTACAAGAAATATGAAAATGGCACTATTTTTAATGCCACTATAGGTAATCAGACTTATTATTTTAGAAGTGTGGGAGACCCGACTAAAGTTACCCAAGTTCATGTAAAATTAAAGGAAGTAGTCAAATCCTATAATATATCGGTTAATCCAACTACACTGCATATTACACCAACTAATAAGGAGGTATCGGCTACAGTTACAGCTACTCTTTATCAAGAAGGTAAACAGACTCCAGTTAATATACAATTGGTTGGGGAAACTGAAGTTAAGCCTTCTGGTTCAACTTATAAATTTAAAGAGCCAGGTACTTATGAATTCCAGATTGTAGAATACCCAGTAAAAAGAGTTTCACTGGTTGTTACTAGAGAACCTAATAAATACAAGGTTAAATGTACTCCAGAAGAATTCAAGCTATCAAGTAATGTAACTAGTTTAGCTAAAACCATACTAACTATAGAAGATGATTATGATGAGGAAGGTTTGGAATGTTACTTGATTGGTAAAGATGATACTAGGTATAAATCTGGGGATACTTTCCAAACATTTGGTACTGGAGTTTATAAGTTTGCTTGTACTAAGGATAATTTAGAGAACTTTGATGGTATAGGAATATTTACCGTATATACCCGTATCTCTAAATTCACTTATCATTTATCTAAAGAATATCAAACTTTATCTTTAGAGATGGAAAGTGGATCTGTAAATCAAGAACTTTACTTATCAGTAACTCCCTTTGATGATCCCGATAATCTTATAGATTATGGAGTTAGTATTTATTGTGATAATAATAAGTTAACCGATATTACCTTGAATAAATCTGGTAAGGGTAAAGCTAGTGCTACTTATTCATGCAATAAACCGGGAAGTTATAAAGCTGTATGTAAGGGAGATCCTTTAGTTTATACTACTTGGTCAGTATATAGTTATACCAAACCAGAAGATCCCTATATTTATATCGAAGCAGTAAATCCTTCAGATCCTAATTGGATATCTCCAAAGGATTGGGCTAATACTCTAAATAACCAGAAGGTAAATGTATCATATCAACTTGCTGAAGGTAAGTCGGTTACTATCCGAGTAATGCCTTTCGAAATAGAGGAATATGATTCAGTATTACTTATGGAAACCGGAGCAGAGTATAAATTCGAAGAAGTTATTACTTTAGATAAAGCGGGTACCTATACCTTTGTTGGTAAGGGTAATAAAGACAAGAAGGCTACATTAGTAATCAAAGACTATAATCTTGAAGTTAAGATAAGTTGTAGTCCTGAAAGAGCTACTCTAAGTGGGCAAGGAGAAGGAGAAGTATATACCACTGTGGTATGTTCTTCTAATCATAAGGATTTTATAACTGATGTAAGATTAGTGGGTCAAGCCGATTCACATCCAGTACCTTATGAATTTAGAACTTCTAATCCTGGTACTTATATATTTGAAGCTGTTAACAAAACCGATGTAAGGTGTACATTTGAAGTTACTTTAGCTTTTGATGTACAACCAAATGAATTGGTTTGGAACTCTGATGATATTAGCAGTAAAACTTTCGAAATAGATATACCCGAAAATACAGCATGGAGAATAACCCCGAAACCTCAGGAATAAATCAATATTACGACATGTATACTGAAACATCCACTACATCTATAGTATCTAAAGGATTTACGATAGCTTTTGCTACAGAGTGTCTTCAATTGTTATATGACCTTCGATGGATGATCCTATTAGCATTCATATTGATAATTGCCGACTTCTGGTTTGGAATGAATGCTAGTAAGTTAAAGGGCATACCCATTAGAAAATCCAGAGCTGGAAGAAGAACTTTTAATAAGATAATAGATTATATATGTTACTTATTAATGGGAGCAGTTCTTGGTAAGGCTATTGGAGAACCATATGGGTTAGATCCCCTAGTAGTATCTATAACCGTATTGGTAGTATGTTATGGATTCGAAGTGGATTCTATTTATGGTCATATATGTACATTACACGGAGTAGAAAAGAGATACAGTATCTGGAAGATACTTTGGTCTATAGTAACCTTGAAGTTCAATAACTTATCTGAAGCTTTCAAGGATATGTCAGAACAATCTAGGAATTATAAACAATCTAAAAACAATAGTAACAATGAAAACGTACTTTAAATATGAGGGTTTGATTAAATCTAAGGAGGCAGCAGAAGCAATTGCTGCCCCTGTTGCTCTTGGCCCATTCTGTGGATTCGGCTCAGTTAAGGTATCTGGTAATAAGCTATCAGTTCAAGCTAAAGCAGAAAATGGTAAGGTATTCAAGAATGATGTAGCAGATAGAATTACTGCTAGATATATGGTAAAGAATTCTGAAGATGGAGAATCACCTCAGATAAACTTCGGATGTATTTCTAGGGATGGTTATATATTCATCTCTGATGATGAAGAGATAGTAGTAGATAATATCCAAGGTGCTCAAGGGGCTAATTCAGATATCTTCTTATTCGCAGTTCATCAAGAAGTATCAGAACCAATTGAAAACCCTATTACTTTCGTAGCATATTGGTCTTCATCTTATGAAAGCTTATATACTCTGTATAAACAATCACAGAATCCTTACTATCCCTTAGCAGAAGACAAAATCTCTTGGGATATAGTAAAGAATAATCCTGCTTCACATGAGAAATTAAATTATACCTATCTTAATTCTCAGGTAGAAGGTGCTTGTGAACCCTACAGAAATAGTAAGAATACCATGGTACTGATTGGAGTATATGGTTCTGGTACTGATGCTAATACGAAGGAGTCAGAAAACTATGCAATCATCCCTTATGGAGGTTGTTTCCCTCAACCACTACCCTTTAACTCAGCCTACAATGGGATCATGACCCATTCTATTCAAAGAGTAGAACATGTACTGGAAGGATTCGGAGGTAAAGATGACCAGACTAATGGTATAACTAATCTACAAGAATATCTTACTAATCTGAAGAATGAGATTATAGAAATGATTAAAAACTCGGCTTCTTCAGTTCCCACTGGATTAATCGCTATGTTTTCAGGTACTACTCCTCCAGATGGTTGGGCATTCTGTGATGGTATGTCTGGTAGACCTAATCTATTGGGTAGATTTGTAGTAGGGTATGATCCAAGTAATCAGGATTATAATACCATTGGTAACATGGGAGGAGAAGCCTTAGTAACTCTTACTCTAGACCAAATACCTCCTCATAGTCATAAGATTACGTTTAAAGAAGAAAAATGGGGAGATAATGCAAACAACCAACCATTCCCTAATCATACTAGGCCTGACTCAAGTTATTCTGCTGATACCCAAGTAACTGGTGGAGGTAGCCCTCATGAGAATAGACCTCCTTATTTCGTACTAGCTTATATCATTAAACTATAAACCTATATAAACTTTTAAAATTATTAGGGCTTTATTTTATAGAACAGCTAATCGCTTTCGTCCAACACACAAGTGGAATTCTTATTGGGAAATAAGTTACACTGGAAAGGGAACCTCATGCACTGGGTTCCCTTTTTTATGTTAGTAATGTAAGTCTTCTTTAGCTTTCTCTTCCCAATATCTTATATCTTCTTTAAGTTCTGAGATATATCTTACCGAAGATTTAGTTCTAGGCATATCAAAAAACTCTACTAATAAAATGTTAGTGATACGAGAACCATCCTTGATTCTCTCTTTAATATAGGGAGGAGGACTAAGCAATATCTCGAAGATCAAATAAGCATCAGGAGATAGGTTCTTCTTCATATATTTATATAACATATCAAGCATTTCTCCTTTAGCTTTCTCTTCTTCTGTATCATCTTCTAGTTCTTTATCATTATCGAATAAATCTTCTAATTGGTAAAGATTCTGATGATATTCTGCTCCCTCTCCATAAGCAGTTCTTAATAAATGATTCTTAAAGGTACTGAGAGAAGCTAGTATCCTTGCTTTTAAATGTTCTTCTTCACAAGTACCGTAATATTTATTAAAGACAAATAACATCTTATCCCAGAAATAAGAACTTATGATATCTGGTGTAACATTAAACCTCCTATTATCAATTTGCTTAGTAAGACGTCTGATAACTGGTTTACAGATTTTATACATCCTATCAAAAGTTTCCTTATCATAATTTTCTTGCATAGGCTTCAACCTATGTATCTCTGATCCGTTGTTGCCATTTTCCTTTATCTTCATAAGTCTATGTTTTAAAATGATATGCAAATATAAGTATAATAAATCAAATATAAAATAATATATTAATAAAGTTCACCTAGAAGCTGAGGATTAGTGAGTACTAGGATGAGAGTCTATATGTACAACTCTAACCGAGACTATAGAAATCTATATGATTATACTTAATTATATTGCAATATGAAAAAAGATAATACCAAGTTTGAATTTGACACCAGCTTTCAATTAGAAATCCTAAGGTATCTCTTAAAGGATAAAGAGGGAGGTCTAATAATCAAAAAGATTAAACCAAGTTACCTAGTTCTGATTGAGCATTCTTTAATTGCCGAGGGCATATTTAAGTTCTTCAAAAAGAAAAACAAGATGCCTTCTAAGAATATCCTTAAAGAAGTTATAAAAGAATTGCTTGAATCTAAAAATTACGTTGACCTGGTTACTAAGGATGATATACCCAATATCCATAAAATAATCGATGACCTATATTCAAATCCCTTGAATGATCCTGAATACATTCGAGAAAAGATATATCAATTCTCTACCTATGTAGAGATGAAGAACTTGAATGATTCTTTTGATTTGGATAACTTCGAACAATACGAAACCTATTCAAGGAAAATAGAAAAGATACTTCAAAACTCAAAACCTAAGAAAGATGATGAACCTATCTTTATGATAAGGGATATTACAGAAAGACAATTCAAACGTCAAGCAGAACCATCTGTAATACCTTGTCCATTTAGACAACTTAATGATATTACCAATGCTGGAGGTTACCCAGAACATTCAGTAAATGTTATTCTCGATAAACCCAAAGCTAAGAAAACTTTCTTCATGGTAAACTTGGCAAGAGGGTATTTAAGAATGAAGAAATCAGTTTTATATGTAGATACTGAAAATGGTAAAGAACAAATCATGGACCGATTTATTCAATCCTCTATCAATAAAACTAAGAAGGAATTATATTCAGGTGAATATGATAAACTCGAAGCTAAACATCTTCGTAAACTTGCAAGATTTGGAGTTGAACTAGTAGTTGAAAGAGTTCCTGCAATGATTACAGATTGCAATTATATAAGGGAACTTATAATCAAGTTAAGAAACCAGGGTATTAATATTAAAGTACTAATGGTGGATTATGCAGGAAAGCTTGCTTCAATTGCCAGAGATAAAGAGGATTTCGACCGTATATCGAATGTATATATCGATATTCAGAACCTAGCAGAAGAGATGGACTTAGATATTGTATGGACTGCTCATCATATTACCAGAGAGGGTAAGAAACATAGGACTACTAGATATGATGAAAATGATATCTCGGGTTCTATTGCAATTGTTCGTAATGCTCATACAATAGTTGGTCTTAACTCTACTGAACAAGAAGAAAAAGATGATATACTTCGTTGTGAATTAGTAGTACAAAGAGATGGTTTACCTAGTGGTAGAGCATTATTTAAATGTGATGTTGAAAGGCAAAGATGTGTAGAGTTTACTAAAGAACAACGTAAACAGTACGATGAAATATATGGTGAGAAGCTCGAGGAATCTCTCAAGAAGAAAGGGAATCCCGATGCTAATGAAGAGAAGCGAGCTAAAACCAGTGGAGATATATAAACCTAAAATATAAGATTATGATTAAGAGATTAGAAGGAATCCAAAAAGGTCAGAAGGTTTACTTAGTACCTTCAGATTCAAGATGTACCCCACAATATGCCGAAGTATATTCAGTGGATCCCAAGTATATAAAACTTACTGGAGTTAATATAAGTTTAAGGGAGTTCTTCTCTGAAGATGGAAGATCTGCTAAATGGGGAGGATGGGAACTTTTCCTTTCAAAGGAATCATATGAAGAACATAAAGAGTTACTTTCACTTAGGTCACAGGTAGTTACTTTATTTGAGCAAATGGTACTGAAATGCGAAGACCTAGATAAATTACGTAGGCTAAAGAAAAGATATGCCGAATATGATGACCCATTACCCTTTTAACCATGAGTAAAATCACTAATGAATTTAAAACCAAGCTCTACAATTATTTTATTAAGAGCTTGGGCGCTTACAAATATAAACATGGTTGGATGAAATTACCCGTATGCCCCTTCTGTCATAGGGAACATAAGATGGGAATTAATCTTTCTATGTACCGTACTAATTGTTTTAGATGCAATTATCATATGAATCCTGCTCAACTAGTAATGGATGTTGAAGGATTTGATACTTATGCCGAACTTTTAAAATTTCTAGATAATGGAAACTTTACAGACAAAGCTTTCTCAGAAGAGAAGATTGAATTATCTGATGCTAAGCCCGTCTATCTTCCAGATGGGTTTAAACTCATTAATCAAGGAACATCACAAGTTGCAAGAAGCATTAGAAGTTACATGTCGAGCCGTGGGTTCACTATCGAAGAATTATCAAAACACGGTATCGGATATGTTGCCACTGAAGGGCCTTTTTTTGGGTACCTCATCATACCATATTATTATAAGGGCACGCTCAGGTATTACAATGCGAGAAATGTTATTGGACAGGGCCCAAGATACAATAATCCAAATAAAGATATTACAGGACTTGGAAAGGAATTTATTATCTTCAATCAAGATGCCCTCGACATGTATAGTTCGATATTTATCTGTGAAGGAGCAATCAATGCACTTACTATGGGAGACAGGGCTATTGCCACCATGGGTAAGGCAATCAGTGCTTACCAAGTTAACCAGCTTATCAAATCTCCAGTTAATAGATTTATATTACTCCTGGACCCTGATGCCATCAAATATTCAATCAACCTGGCTTTCAAATTGGTCGCTTATAAAAAGGTCAAGGTTATACAATTGCCTGAAAATAAAGATTGTAACGATCTAAAAAGACCAGCTGTTATGAAACTGGTATATCAAACAAGATATCAATCTTATAATGATTTAGTAAAATTAAAAAATAGCCTATGAAAGAGAATATTCCAGGATACCCAGGATATCATGTTACACGAGATGGTAAGGTGTATAGTTGTTTAATTCAGGGTGGCTCTTCTAAAAGGGGGACCTTGGAAGTTAAGATATACCGCTATTACTAAAACTGGTCATGAGCAAATAAGATTAAGAACTCCTACTGGTTTTCGTAGTAAGGGAGTTCATCGATTAGTAGCTTTAGCCTATATACCTAATCCTAATAGTTATCCTATAGTAAGACATCTAGATCTAGATGATATAGGTACCCATAATACTGTAAATAATCTTAGATGGGGTACTCAAAAAGATAATGTGAATGATTCCATTATTAATGGTAAACATAGTATGCCACCCTATGGTTCAGGTTTAAATAGCCCAAGATCATTACTAAGTAATAATCCTAGAAAACAAAGGAGAATACATAGATTATTTTCTTTAGGTTATACCTATAAAGAGATTGGTAGAAAAGTTAGATTATCACCTAAAGTAGTATCTAGATTTATCAGACTCAGAAACTCCTTGGATTGAGGATTTCCTATTATAATCTATATAACTTAAAATAAGAAAGTATGAAACAATTATTAGAAGCTATAAGAGCCAAATATTTATGCCTTCATGATTGGGAGGTAATATATAGAGTTGAATATATTGATGGTTGGAAAATCCTATTAAAATGTAAGAAGTGCGGTAAACTTAGAAAAAAGAGAGTATGAGAGACCCATCTATTCATATAACTAAGCATCAATTCGAAAAAATCCTATCTCAGTTAGAGGTATATAATTTTCCGATTGATGCTTTCTTTGTTATTGCTCGTAAGGAAGCAATAAATACTAGAGTTGTAGTTGTTACAAACAATAAGACAACTAAGAAAGTTTCTAACATTTTACTAGCATCTAAGGGAGATGCTGCTTTAGTTGCTGATATTATATATGCAACTCGTATAAAACTAAATCATAGAGGAGTTAGAAAAATAAGAGAAACAGAACCAAGAAATTGGGCAGTATGTAAAAAGATAGCAGAGCTATGTAATCAATTCTGTGAAGATTTCCAATTAGATACCCGGGAAGGTTTTATCAAATACATCGAACTTGGTATCAAGAAAATGGATGGTAATTACAATAATCTTTTAAACAGGTTATCGGTTATGTCAGAAAAGATATCAGATTTATATTCTGCTACTTTGGAAATGGAAGAGGATTCTGGTAATGCTAAAGCTATACATGATTACTTTATAAAGAGAGTAGCTGATGTTACTGGCATATATGAATCATTCGTTAATCAGCCAGATAAATATATACACTTTGTAAGGTTAGATAAATTTCTATCAGAGAAAGGGTGGGACCCAATTCAATTCATAGATGCTCAATTTGAATCCCTTGCTTGGTGTAATGGTTTACCTGAACCAAGTCAGATGTATAATGACAAGGCTATAGAAAGGTATAATAAATACTTATTTAAACATAAAAATCAATCCTCATCGGAGGCTCCTAAAATAGAAGGAAGTCTCTGGTCAAAAATTAATCAATCATGAAAGCTTTTAAAAATCGTTTAGAAGAGATGGCAGAAGCCACTGTAAATGCTTTGGATTATTCCGATAGCAAAGTAGAATACCCAGATATTTCTATGGTTCAGAAATGGCCTAAGGAAATAATCTTGCCCTTGTATGATTTATACAAGAATACTAGGTATTCAGAATTAACTTCAATTCTTATGTATACTCAGCATCAGGCTAGGTTTGAAGAAATAGGAGAATTGATGCTTGGTATCGGATTAGTAGAGATGGTACATTATGATAAACTGGGAGACTTCTTATTAAAGGCTTCCGATGTAATGGATACCGATATACCAGGAAATAATCAGTTAACTGTACATCCCCTAATAGATCTTGGTACTTCAGCAGAATCTGCTTTAAGATTATCATTACAAGCAGAAAAAGAAACTCTAGAAGAATATTATAAAGTATTCGATTCTCTGAATAAAAAAGAAGAATATATAAAGAGAAGTGATTATATTCCAGTTACCTATCTTATCCAGAAATTCATTGCTGATGAAGAATATCACATTTCTCTTTTAAAGAAAGCTCTGAAAGAATACGAGGATTCCGATGACGAGCCTAAGAAATGTAAATCAGTAACAGTAATCATATGAAAATCATAATTCGTAATTGTAACGTTGCAGAATTAGATATACCTCTAAAATATGCAACTAAGTTATATAACGAATTTGCTATCAGACACCCCAATGCCTTTTACCTCCGTACTAGGCAACGGGGTATGCAAAACTGGGATGGCAAAATAAAGTATATAACCAAGACTGGTCAATTTAAGATAGGCTTACTTCCTTCAGTATATAAAAGATGTATTGAACTTGGAATTAAGCCTATCATAGTAGATATGAGACAACCTTTACCTAAAGTCAGTAAAGTTGTAACTCAGATAGGTAAGTATAAATTAAGACCCGAACAAGAGAAAGCTGTTAAGGCAATCTTATCTAATAAACTAGGTGAAACACCTTTTCAGATTGGGGTATTAGATTATACAGTAAATGCAGGTAAAACTCTGATTATGTCTGCTTTATATTTATCCTATAAGAAGCAGTTAAAGACTTT